GTGTAGGTTAGCCTCATCACGCCACCAAGAAGCCGTCAACGTGGTGCACTGTGATCGACGTATTTGCCGATGCCAGGCCGCGCAAGGTGTCGCCAGCCTTCAATACCGGAAGATCGACATCAACAAATGAGTTGGCGGCTATGTTGTACGCGCTCAAGCAGGCATTGGCTGCAGCCGAAGGCGTGGCCGCAACATCGGCGTAAAGCGTTCCGCTGACGATCCCTGCCGTGGTGTTGGTGAGCCTGATGCGCCCATTGCGGAGGATCGTGTTCGTTGGCGAGGTCGGCATGGTGTACAGCACCGCAGAACTGGTGGTGAGCACAACCGGCGCGAAAAGCTGGGAGAAAGTGTTTGCCATGTGATCCTCAGAGGGTTACGGCTTCAAGGTCGGAGATTCGGCGGGTGAGCGCCTCAAGGCTTGGCATGCGGCACATCTCAGCGCGGAGGTCTTCGATTGCACGAGAAATGGCCTGATGCTGTGAGCGGGCCGAGCTGAGCTGCGATTCGAGGGACTGCACCCGGTCACGTAGGGCCTGCACCTCGCCGGTGTTGCTGCGTTGGATCGGCGTGGCCTCTGGCAGCGGGTTGTTGGCTGGCCTGCGCTGTATCGCGGACTCAGAGGCAACAAGGGCGAGAATTTCATCAGGGGACAAACCAGACTCACCGCCGATGCGCTCGAATACGTCGTTCAGGTAGTCAAAAAACACCTTGTCAGGCACTACATCAAAACGCTGGTTATTGAAGGTCACGAAGCCCAGCGGGATACGGTACGAAGGCGGGTTGAAGCGGGCCATGGCTTACCTCCGATCCGGGTCGCCAACGAACACATCGACAATCGTGAACGGCGCATTTGCGCTGCAACGCAGCTTCCACACGCGATCCTTGAAGCGCCCCAGGTTTCGCCAGACCAGGCGGATCAGATGCACACCAATGGCGCCCATCGTCTTCAAGCGCGGGTTGCTCCAAGTCGCTCCGCTGTCGTTGCTGTAGCTCAGCTCAACCAGCGGCGTCACACCGACAGGCGCGGCGCCCGTCTTGCACGACAACACAAAGGCGGCCGGAGAATTCCAGCCCAATCCGGGGCTCACCATGTGCGGGCTGGTGCGCTCTCGAACCAGCGCGGCACCCAAGTTCTGATAGGTGTTCTCGTCCATCTCGCTGATGTTCCCGTCCGAGTCGCCTAACAAATGCTTCCCGAAGGCGTACATATGGCATGTGACTTTTGAGGGGACGAACTGGCCGTAATCGTCAATCTCTGCGATCTCGAACCAACTGCCGGTTGACACCTCGTAAGCCAGCGTCGTAGCCAATCCCGGCGCGTCCAGCGCGTAAAAGGTCAGCCCCTTGCGCTGCCATGTGTAGCTTGTTGCCGCAGAAAGATCGGTAGATTCTTTAAGAATCGACTCGATGGCGATGGTGCTCACACGCTGCGGCTGGTAGCCCCGGATCATGTAAACGATGCCGCCGCCGTTGCTGTCGCCGCCAAGGAAAATTGTCCCGTTGTCCAGCCCACTGCGTGCCGAGTAAGTGGCCATGCAGCCAATGCCTACCGACGCCCCCTGACGCTTCGCAAACGTCGTTGTGGCGCTGGGCGCGGCCATCTCACAGGTCGATGCGCCTAGTAGTCGCAATTCCTCGTTATCCACCACTACCGCGATGAGGTTGTCAGGCTGTGACTCGGCGGTGGCAAAGTCGAGCGCATCCAAGTCGGTCGCGTCGTCGATCTGGCTCCAGTAGTAGACCCCTGTGCCCGGATCGGAGAAAACAAAGTAGTTGTTGAGGAAACTAACTGTTTTGCTTCCACGCCACCCCGCCGCCGTGATCTGCGTGAATGTGTTCGTGCTCAGCGCAAGTACGTAGCCGTTATCCCCATCGACCACCACTAGCTGCGTGTTTCCATAATCGAGGCGAAGAGGCCCAGTCGAGGTCAGCAGCGTACCGCGCTCTATGCGTGTCTGGTCCGCAAATACCTCGTACAGCTTGTCACCGACCACCGCAAAAGCACGTTGTCCAGGCCCTGCAGCCGTGGAAAACTCAGCCCGCACCGGTGCGCCGATGGCGCTCATCCACGCCTTGCGCCCCGGCATGCTGACGAGGATGAACCGCGCCGGGGCCTTGTCGTTTGGCGTCTCCACCGCCTGCAGATGCATGTTGATGCTCCGCTGACAATCAACTTCAGCCTCATCTATGAGGCTGAAGCTCGGCCCTACAAAAGGGGTCACGTCAGATGGCCTCTACCGTGAAATCGTCAATCCAAACAGATGACAGCGCCGTGGTCAGCGTGAGGTCAATCCGAAGCTGCAAGTGGGTTGCCCAGCGCGGGACAATCAACCCACCGTTGTTGATGGCGACTTGTGTCCAGTTTGCCGGGCTTGTTGCCGCTGGGATCGCTGCACTGAAAAAGTTGGTGGCAAACGCATCCTCGCGAGCCCACACGGGGCGCTCAATGGCGTCTTGATTGCGCAGCGCACCCCACAGCAAACTCATCTGGTGCAGGCCTGACGCCGAATCAGACTGCGCCCATAGGTTGGCACACATCCGGCGCCCAGCAAGGCCAGTGACCGGGATGATGATTGCAAATGTTTGGGCGGTTGAAGTGCCGACGTTCCCTTTGCGCAGCCTGAATGAGCGGGCGCCAGTGCGTGCACCGCCCCCAGATGGCGCCGCGTCCGTCGTAACTGCCATCCCTGATGCGCCAACCATTCGGCTTGCCCCGGCCCCGGTCGCATCGGCATACACATACCAAAAATCGCGGGGCGTGGTCTGCTCACCACCGCCATCGATTAGCAAGTTGTTCCCCGCAAAAAAGCGATACGGCATCAGGGGAACGTTAAATGTGATGAGGTCGGTTGTCACCTGACCATTACCTACCGCCCACTGGTCCGACGTGTTGCGATGGTTGACGAAATGAGTTTTATAGAAAATGACTTGCGAGTTCGTGTCCACCACATTGACCAGGTGACTGTAGGCGTAGGGGCCAGCGCCGCCGATGGTGTTGACCACCCAGTAGCCGCCGAACATGCGGAACGACGATTGCCCGGCGCACTTGATCTGGTCGTTGACCGCGGTGCCGCCATTGAATTCAATGTGGCCGCCGTGCATTTCAACCCGGCCATTCTGGATATCAAAACACCGCACGTTGTAATCAATGCTCACGCCGTACAGCTTGATTTCGGTCGTGTCATCCTGCGCAAGAATTGCGACCCCAGCGCCGTTGCTGATCGCACCGCCATGCCAGCTGATGTTCTCCCCGGCGTCCTCGCCGATGCGCTGGCGCAGCCCATTGGTGGTGGAGCCGTCAATGATGACATCGTGGAAATGTGTCAAATAGCCATAGTTGAAGAAGTCAATCCCAATATCAAAGCCGTAGGTGGTCACCTTGCGAAGTGAGGCCGATGTGCGAGTCGCGACAGCTGAGCCGGTGAACAGGATGCCGGTAGATGTGCCGGTTACCTGGCCGCGCAGGTTGAGGTTTTGCACGCCCCCGACGATCTGCGTGAACGCATTGGATGTGGTTCCCTGAATCGTGATGGCCACACCAGTAGTGGGCGTGTACGTGACAGTGGCACCATCGAAATCCACGTCATGGAACCAGGGATCAACGATGATTCCTGTATCCAGCGTCACCACCCCAGAGGACACGATCATGATGGGCGTACTGCGCCGTCCAGCCGCTTTGACTCTGTCCAGAACGGCTTGGATTCTTGGGCCAGAATCGCCCGTGCCGACATTGACGACGATCACATCAGGCGTGCCCGACTGAATCAGCGTGTAGTCAGCTGCGCCTTTTTGAGCCGTGATGTAAACGACATCGCCACCCAGAAATGGGCCGACGCTTTGGCTTCGTGACGTGCGATGCCCGAAAACTTGGACACCAGCCCGCAACACAGTGATGACGACAGACTCATTCGGATCAACAGACAGGTTGATGATTGCGTCGTATGTCAATGTGACCGTCGCTGTTGCTCTGGCGGATACAGTAGGCATGATTTACCTTTTGACTCGGGTAGATGGGGAAATCCGGGCACGTCCCGCCGAATAGGCGGCGCGTTCGTGGTCGGTGTTCAGGCGGTCTTTGATGGCCAGGTACTTGGCGTTCCAGAGGGGAATGCGCTGGTCGTCCTGGAATAACGGGGCCGCCTCGGCGAGGCACGCGAACATGAAAAGGTCATCAGCCGCCGCAAACAGGGCGTTGCTCGGCAGGGTTGCAATTGACAGGTCAGCAAGCGCGTAGAAGTAGCGCCCTTGCAGCGCCGTACCATCCGCCACGGCAGGCCAGAAAGTGAAGCTTCCACCGGCCTGGGCGAACCTGCAGGTATCTCCACCACCACCGGCCAAGTTCAGCAGGCGCAGCTCGTCTTCGGTGGCAGGCACAAGTGCTTCGCGCCCAAAGTGCAAGACATCCGCCGAACGAAAATCGCTGGGGATCGCGGCCAAGTTGCCGGTGACCGTGACGCTGAACGCCTTGTTGTTGTACCGGGTGCGAACATCACGGTAGAGCCGCTTTTGGCCCAAGTTGATGATCTGCTCAAGCGTGCGCGAAGGGATCTGCTCGTAGGCTTCCTCTTCGTTGGTCAGCAGCCGATTCAGCTCCTCCAGGAACTGCGGGTAGGTGCTGATGCTCACCTAAGACCCTTCATCACAATGCGGGGATCACGCAGCTTCGGAGCGGCCAACATCAGGCAATTGGCCGGGTCTTGCAGCTTCTTTTCCAGCACGATGTCAGCCTCTCGGCTGAACGGGGCGCACTTGGCCTCACGACACCACTTGATGTACTCGACCATGGGCACCTCGGCAACGTGGCGCAACATCCCGTCACATGCTTCAGCACTGAAACGATGATTCCGGCACGCCGCCGCAAAATCGAGAGCGGGCGCCGCGTCCTGCTTTTCCTCGATGTGCATGGTCCCGTCGGACTCCAGGTGCAGCGTCGTGTTTGTGACGCCGCCAAGGTAGACACGTTCAGTCATGTCAGCCCCTTAATAAAGCGCCACCAACGATGTCGCCGTGGTGCTGGTGCTGTTGATCCGGGTTGGCCCAATGTTCAGCACCGCGCCCACAGGTACACCCGTGAACGTCACCGCCACGCCGCCCAGAATCGCCACCAAATTGCCAGCGCCGCCGACGTAGACAGCCCGGCACTTCCCAAGCGGGAAGTTGGTGGCGTCGCTCGGCGTGATCGCCGCAGCAACGTCAAAACTTGCGAGGTTCGCCGCCATGGTTAAAGCGGGCTCAACGAGACAGTCACAACGCCAGTGGCTGATGTCAGCGTGCCGGTGAAGTCAATGCCGATTGCCGTGCCAGCCGGGATAACGAGGTCGCTTGCGGTGGTGGACAGCGTCAGCGCCTGGATGGTGTCAGCGGTGCCCTTGACGTTGAAGGTGCTGGAGTGCAGAGCCGTGCCAGCGGTGATCGCCGTGGCGCTGGCGGCCTTCTTGATGACTGCGGTAACGGCTGATCCGTCGGTGCCGGCCACCGTCGGACGCCCGGTGATCGCCTTGACGATGTAAGAGCGCGTGGCCACAAACGCCACCTTATCGACGCTCGAGGCGTTGTATTCAATGTTGACATTGAGGAACGCACCTGCGCCGCCGTCGCTGCCTTCCAAGCCCATCGAGCCATCGCTTGCCTGCTTCAGATTGATTGACATTTTTGGTTTCCCCAAAAGAAAAGGGGCCCCCGAAGGAGCCCCCAAAGACCACAGGAGAGATGCTTAGATGACGGCGGTCAACAAGTCGGCAACGACACCGTGGGCGGCCTGGTTGGACACCTCCAGCGTGAAGTTCGCGTAGAGCTGGCCCTTTTGGCTCAGGCCGGTCTTTGCCAGGTCGTCGTATGACATCGGCTCAAGGTAGCGAACGCCGATGAAGTCGGGGTTCAGCAGCCACATGTCGCGCTCACGCTGGAAGCGGTTCATCGTCAGCTTCAAGGGACCGTAGTCGCTCTTGTAGACAGAGATGGTGGCGTTGAGCGTGCTGTCTTTGATGTCGTAGAACTTGGAGGATGAGCCGCTCAGCTGGCTCGACAAGTTCGCACGGTTGGCGGGGCCAGCCATGACCATGGTGGGCATGTCGTTGGCATTGGTCGCGCATTGCACGATCACCGACTTCAGAAGCGATTCGGTGAAGGCGCGCTGGGTGCCGTCCGTCTGCGCTGTGGTGGCATTGCCGTCAGCACCACCCGCACCGCGGCTGTCGTTGGTGGTAATCCAGCCAGGCAAAGAGCGCATTTTCTGGGCCGTTGCGGCATCGCCAACCACACGGGCTTGCGACTGCAGCATGATGGTTTCCATGTCGCGCTTCAGCTCTTTGGACTTCTTGGCCTTTTGCTTGGCGAACTCGTTGCCGGTGCCGTACTTGCGCACCTTGTTCTGAGTGCTGGACACACTCACGACTTTGCGCACGATCTGGCAGTAGTTGCCAACACGGGTGTTGGTGGTGGATGCCCCAGCGGTGGCGTCGTCACCTTCAATCACCGCATTGGTGCCGTCGGCGGCATCCAAGGCTTCGATGGTCCACTCGGTGTAGGTGGCCTCAGCGACGCCCTTTTTTGCCATAGACAAGAACGGGGTATCAACGGGGCTGATGTTGTAGATGATGTCCGACACATCCTCAGCATTTGCCGAGGCTTGGTAGGTCTGAAGGGTATTGGTTGGCACAGCCATGATGGTTCCTTATCTAGTTCTCGCTGCGAAGGCCGATGCGGCGTCATCGAGCGAATTGGATTTGCGAAGGCGCGCCATCGCATCCGACTTTGGGTCGGTCTTGCGTGGCGCACCGGGCTTGAGGACAGGGGGAGCGTCTTTCACCTTGGTGGCGATCACATCTTTTGCGCCCTTCTGCAGGGCATCGAATTTGCGGGCCTTATCCAAGGCAACAACCACTTTCGGATCAGTGAGCGCCCGAAGCTCTTGCTCCGTGTAGCCGCTCTCAATGGCGTATCGAGTGATCGCCGTTCCGAGCTTTTCCCCCCATCCGGGGATTGCTTTCTTCAGGGCCTTATCCATCTCGTCACGCTTTTCGTTGACGATCTTTTGGCGGCTTTCATTGATCTCTTCGCCGATGGCAGTCACGGCGTTTGCGGCGTTGTCGCGGGCCTTCTGCAGTTGTATGAACTTCACGGCGAGCACAGAGTAGCGGGACGGGTCTTCTTCCTCAAGCCGTTGCCAATCAAGCGCCTCGTACTGCTGTACCTGCGCATCAATGGCATTAACTTGGGCCATGGCCTTCGCGTACTTCTCTGCGCCAGCGTGGAGCGTCTCAACCACTTCCAACTGTTGCGCGAGCACCTTCTCTTTCGCACCGACCTCGTTCATCTTTCGCGAGTAATCGGCCTGCCGAAGCATGGCTTTCTGAACCTCAGGCGCGACCTTGAAGGTCTTGTCGCCCAGCTCCACCTCAATCAGCTCGGCGTCGTCCTCGGTATCCGCGTCGGGTTCCCCATCGCTGGGTTCCTCTTCGGAATCGGCTTCTTCGCTTGCCTTCTCGGCTTCGGGTTCGTCTTCTGCTTCTTCTTCGCGAGCCTCTTCGACGGGTTCGTCGGTGGGCTCAACGATCTTTGCATCCTCTACAGGCTGCGGGTTTGCGCGTTTTGCAAATGCCAGCGCGGCGGCATCGATGCTTCCATCATCACCAGGCCCCGAATCTTCGGTCTGGCTTTGATGGGTCGGCACGTGGTCGTTCATGAGTTACCCCAGTTTGTTTTTCCCAAATGAAAAGAGCCGCTTTTGGCGGCCCTCGATTTCCTTCTCTGCAAGCTTTCCTGTCTCGATATGGATCTCAAGACACCGCCTGACCCGATCCAGGCACTTGAGCATTCGGTGCAGGTCGTCGGGCGTGTCGCCGCGTGTGTTGTCCAGCTTTGCCCATGCCTCCAGGATTGCCTGGCGCGTGTCGGCAAAGGCGGCTGTGAACATCTCATTGCCCAACACCTGGCGGGCGGCTTCGGCGCGTACCGTTGCGAGCTCAAGCCTGTCCATTTAGGTCTTCCTCCATCGGCATTTCCTGCATTCCCTCGGCCATGGTCATCTCTGGGGCGGGCTCAGGCTGTGGTGGCGGCTGCATGGCCTGGGCCAGCATCTGCCCGATCTGCTGCATGCCCTGGTAAATCGCCATCAGTACCTGCATCTGGTCTGGCCGCCCTTGGGCCGCTTGCCCAGCAAGGTCTTTGGTGTTCTGGCGCTGATCGATGCCACGCTCAAATTGCGCCTTGGTGTGGAGCTGCTCGAACTGCTGAGCCTGCTCTTTGAGCTGCACTTCACGGGCTTGCAAATCCAATTTGCCCTTCTCGATCATGAATTTCGGGTCTTGCGTCGGGTCTGGCGGCGTCTTCGGCTCCTGATCCTTGGGCGAGGTGAAAAACACACCCGGCTGTTTGTATCCAATCACCTCAGCAAGCTTCTCGGCGGCGTTGTAGAGGTTCTCCGGCGTCACAGTGCCAGCCTGCCCCTGCAGCATCTCCATCTGCTTTTGCATCAGCATCTGGATGCCGCCCATGCGCATCTGCTGATCGCCAGTGCCCAAGCCCACCGACACACTCATGTCAATGCGGCGCTTCCAGCCGCGGGGGTCAATATCCACCCACTTGCCGCGCAGCTCCACGGTTTCCTTCTTGGTGGCATGGCGCCGGCACAGACCGTGAATGCCGCGCATCAGCGGGGCCAGGCCCTGCTCTGCGAAGGCGCGGGAGATGATTTCCACCCGACCATTGGCTGATTCCTTGATCAGCCGGATGCCCGTGGCGGTCTTGTTCAGGCTGTCGCTGTCCGAACCCTGGTTGTAGCGGGTGAACCCGGTGCGGTTCTCCTTGGCCGAATCCAGGTACTCGATCATGGGTTGCACGACCTGGCCGATCGGCGTGATTTGGGCGTGCTGCACGGCATTGCCCACCGGCGTGCCGCTCTTGACCCGCACGATGCCGCCGATCTGGTTGTCAATCAGGTCGTCGAGGTTTACGTCCTCGTTGGCATAGACCCGGTTGTTGTTGATCGTGTAAATGTTGTCCAGCGACTGGCGCCACAGAGTGGACTTGACCAGCTGAATCTCAATCGTTTCATCAGCCGGGCACTTGCCGTAGCACTTGTGCGGCTGGAGGTACGGTGTCCAGCCACAGAACGGCTTCTCTTCGGTTTCCTCGTTTGCCAGGATCGTCCCGCCGACAATGCACACCTTGCGCAGCTCGGCAATTCCGTCGCCGTCGAAGTCCGTGTCAAGGTAGATTTCGCGAAACGTCACCTCACGCAAGCTCGGATCACCAACATCCTGGCGCCCTACCCCCTGGTCTTCATCAAAGTGCCGCGACTGGTACTGCAGCGAGGTGTCCAGGTTCTCGGTGCCGTCGTCTGAGATGTCATCATCAACGTCATAACCCATCTCACGCAGGGCCGAAATGGTCACGCGCTGGCGGTGCTCAACAAAGCGCGCCATTTGCGGGTTTGGGCTTGTGGCGTCCTTGGAGATCAAGATTTCCTCGGGCGGGATCACGCGATACTTCGCTTCGCCGATCTCTTCCACCACCCTCAGCGTCACATCATGCGTGGGCGGCCCCATCACCATTTCACCCGTCTCGGGGTCTTGCATCTCCTGCGGGGGGTTGGCGGTGTGCTCAATCACCGTGATGCCGCCCTCTTGCAGCATCAAGGCCAGCTGGTCCTCTGGTACGCCGAAGTAGCGCTCCACTGAAGCGCGCCTGCTCTTCTCCCACCAGTACTTCACAAAGCCGTTCTTCTGCAGCAGCCCGTTTTTCACCCAGGCCAACAGCTCGTTGAACACCTCATTCTTCTGAGTCACCACCCAATTGATGTAGTCTGTCTCTTGCTGCGCCCGGTCTTCATCGTCGGGGCCGAGCGGCTTGAACTTCACAACATCATCAGACGACACAAACGGCTTGAGCACCATCGGCGTCAGGCCCTCGACCACATCCCACACGTCCGAGCTGATCACGCTGGAGCGGTCAGGCTCCTCATTTCCAAGGGGCTTGCCAAGGTAGTAATCCATGGCCATGGCCTGCTCAGCCGCAATCTCGCTACCGTAGTAGCCGATGGCTTGGCGCTCAAGCTGCTCGACGAGCGCAATCAGCTCATCGTCGGACATCTTGCGGGTCACTCAGCAGCCTTTGGCTTTGGGCCTGGCTTGCGGCGCGCCTCGATCAAGACGGCGGACGTTCCGGGGCTGCTCACGCTCTCGAACTCCATCACGGCGTCAACGATGCGACCGGCGGCCTGCTCAGCACGCAGCGCATTGATGCGATCCACGATGCCAGCAAGTGGCGCCTGCGCAGGGTCGTCATGGGCCAGCCCACGCAGCGGCTCCGCCTGAGCGAGTAGCTCGGCGATTTGGTTTTCGATGGTCATACGACGTATTTCCTTTTGATCTTCGGCAGGGGCTGCAACTTCCTCGGCACCTCATGGGCCACGCACACCAGCCCGAAGGCGTCAGCACCATGGCTCGACCAGTCGTGCTCTGGGCCAAGGCCGATGCCGCGCTCTTCATCCCGCTTTTCGTGATACCACCCTAGTGCTGCACGCCCTGCTTCGGTTGTCTCTGCGTTGAATCGCATCGACGGGAACAGCCTGCGAGCCGCCTCGACCCGAGCCTTAGCGGCACCCTTGCCCTGGTTCGGAACAACCGTCACCGTGTAGCCGCACGCCTTGAGCGCCGACTCGTACGAAACGTCATGCACCTTGTCTTGCGTACTGCCGTCATGTGGCAACCATATCTGCGCTCTATCCGGCGTGTAGCCCCGCTCTCGCATCCACGCGACATGGGTCGCCAGCGGCTGGCCCCGCGCCTCGTAGTAGTCGAGCACCCGAATCTCAGTGCCGATGAACTGCGCCGCCCACAACGTGAATGCGTCAGCCCTCGCCCCAGTCCCGCCGATGTCAGCAAACAGGCGAATCGTCATGAGCGGATCAGCAGCAACAAAGCCGATGCGCCCCTCATCCTTGGCCGCTGTCAGGTGTGAGGCGAAGTAGGCGCCCTCAATCACCGTTGCAAACTCGCCATCCCAGATGTGTCCGTACTGATCTGGGCGCTCAACCTTGTCTGCCAGGCGATCCCGCTCCAGCTTTGCGGGGAACCTCGGGTTATCCTTCCAGTTCAGCTCAACAACGTGCGACAGGTGCCGGAATCTCTTCTCAACCGGCGCCGTCTTGCGCTTAGGATTCCACGTCACCCACAGCTCAGCGCTCCAGTCCTCACCCTCTTCGCGCAAAGTTGGGATCAGCGTGGTCCATGCCTCATTGGTGACCGGCTCAGCCTCATCCACCCAACACAGCAGCAATCGCCCCTTTGACTTGATGCTGGCGATGTTGCGATCCAACCCGGCAAACGCAAAGCTGATGCGCCCGCACTTAGAGCGGATGTACTTTTCGCCAATCTCGTACCAAGCGGCCAGCCACGGTTCCTCTTCAATCGCACGCTTGCACTCCTCAAGGCTCGAATCCTCAAGGCTGTTCATAAACTGCCGCGCACACAGCAGAATACCCCGTGTCCCGGCCATGCCGTGGATGTAGCCCTGCACCGCGACCATCTTGGCGAAACTGCGAGTCTTCCCGCTACCCCGCCCCCCGTATGCCCCTCGAATATCAGCTCGCCCCTGGAATACAGGGATCAGCTTAGGAGGTAGTGCTATCTCTGCCGCTGGCACTCAACGCCACCAACTCAATGCGGGTGACCGTCTCAATCGGCCCACCATCAGGCCCTTCGATCTGCGTTGGCAGGATCTTTCCCAGCAGACTCAGAAACGCGGCAGGGTGAGTGGTTGCTACATCCTTGAGGTACTTGACCCCGCCCAGCTCATCGAGCGCACCAACAACCATCTCACGAATGGCCGCGTTCCCTTTGTCCAGCGACCCCTTTGGCCTACCGGAGCCAGGGCGAGCGCCGCCCTTGCCCGGTCCCTTTGGTTTCTTTGATTGTTTTTCGGAATTCAAAGGGCCACCCCTCAGATTCCGGCTTCCGCCCCGGTGGCGCCATAGAACGCCTGGGCGGCCTGCAAATGCTTGTCCAACTCGATCATCCCTACTCGGGTCTCTTCAGGGGTGCTGGCATGCATGGGGAGCAGCGCTGCACGGTAGACGGCTCGGAGAAGCTCCAGCTCGGAGGTGGTGGGGTCAGCCATGTGATGCTCCAATGAATTTGCCCCGCAAGCGATCAGGCCCGAGGGGATCAGGCTGAGGCTGTCCGGGTGTCGCTGCGGGGCAAAAAAATACCCGCACTGGGCGGGTTGTGTTCTCGCGGGCACAGCTCCGCCTTAGCGGTCTGTGCCCTTTGTTGCTTTGCCGGGATCACCCCAGCTTTTTAAGGCTGGCTGGAGTTTAACACAGTTTGTGGATTTGTATAGTACTGTGAATTTATACAGCTCCATCCTCCGGGAATGCGATGGTAGGCCACTCCAACTGCGGCTTATGCTGGGACATACTCTCCAGGTCTCGAAGGTGAACGCCCGCAAATGCGCACACCGCATACTCTTGGCGGGCTCGGATTTCAGCCGCGGAGAGTGCTGACGGCTCTGCTGTCTTTGCTGGCCGCACCCCTCCACCGAACATGTTCAAGGCATAACCAAAAAACTCTGCAATCACTTGTCACCCCCCTAGTTTTGAATGTAGCGCTGTCCCGGCGCCTGCCACCTCGGACTCCACCCGGTTGAGCAGCCACCGCGCCACCGGAACCTGGCGCTCCCTGAAGTTGCGCTCGAATTTGATCCGCCCTGCCCCCGCGCAGGCTCGGCACTCATTGCCCGACAGCACTGGGGCACCAGGCATTGCAGTGTGGCCGTGGCCACCGCAGGGCTTGCACACCCCATCCCGATGCCACGCCAGAACAGCGCGGCTCAAATCCTCGCACTGTAGCCGGGTCAGCTCTCTGGCTGGGCGGTGGTTTGTCAGCTCGTTTGCCAGCGCGGTGACCACGCCGGCAACTGCATGATTGTGCCCAGCGTACAGCCGAGCCAGGGCCGCGGCAAGGGGGTTGCGCTTGCTTGCCAGCCCCATGGCGCCCAGCATGTCTGAGTCGCTCATTGTTGTGCGCTCATCCACGCTCAGGTTGCTTGAGCGGGTTGCGCTGACATACCTATCCAAGGCCGCCATGGTCAGCCCACCACGCGGTAAGCCACTATATCACCACTCGTCCCTAAGTCAATCCATCGCAATCTGCTCGCACGAAGGTGCTCATGAAAGGTGCCATCCCTCAACATCACATCAACCACGGAGTTTGAGGGGATTGGGCCCCCACCACCCCCCCAATTGATCCAGCCCTCGGCGTCTGGCTTTGGCTTTGCTGCCTCTTTCTCCGCGTCGTACCTCACCAAAAGCGCACGAGTGGTTAGAAAGCCATCAGGGTTTCTTTCGTGCATCGCCGGGTCTGCCGTCAGCCACGACGGGGTGGCGCTGGGCTTGGGCTCGGCAATCTTCGGGTTGTCCGGGCGGTAGTTCACCAGCTCATCCCCTGCGGCGTCGACCCCTACCCAATCACTCGCCTGGCCCAAGACCCCCTTGACTTGGATGCGCGGGATGCTGAATCCATAAACCAGCCCATCACCGAACCAGAGGTTTGTAAGGTGCACGGGCGTCGAGGGCGCGGGGCTGTGGTCGACCACCTCAAACTTGGCGATGGGGCACTCCCTGACTACCTCAGACTTGCGAATTGGCGGCCCCATTGGCTGCGCGGCTTCTTGCATCATCGATTTCGGCATTCCGATCATTTCCAATCTCCTTGGTTGTAGGTGCGGCGTTTGACTTTTGGCGGTGGCGCAATACAGAACGGCAACTCATTGCGCATGCAAGTAAGCGCGTCCTTTGCGTCGTTGATGAGGTCTTGCAATTCATCGATGTGCGCCAGCTCAGCCTCTTCAAGCGGCGTTAGGGTTCGGCGGCACATCTTTTGCACATACTTCAGCCTGGCGGCTGTGCACTGAGTGCTCTCGAAAAGCAACTCCTGCGCGGTCTTGCCGCACAAAAGGCTCTGGTACTCTTCTGCGTCTAGACTCATCGCTCACCCCTTTTGTCGAATATCAAGGCCAATATCAGCCCGATCAGCACCCACAGCAGCGCCCAAAACGTTGGTTTGTCCTCGTCCTGCATGCGGGGCCTCCAGTGCTGTGATGACCACCCTGATGTGCCCACCTTTGCGCTGTTCGCAGCGCTGGATTGACAGTTGGTCGATTTGCTCATCGTCAGCCCACACGCCAGCGTGGGTTAGGGCGTCAAGAATCGCTTTTGGCAGGTTGTCCAGGTCGCGGCGGCGCTTATCGGGCGGATAGGCGTAGAGGGCGACGGACAGGCGGGCGGTCAGCAGTGAATCAGCGGGCAGCTTCTCCGTTGTGAGGCCCCACAGCACCGCCTCGCGATACGCCCTGCCCTTCTCGCTGATGAGCGTCCGCCCAGCCAGCGGCCCCTTGTTTGGGCTGCGCCAATAGGTGTTCAGGCTTGGCGGCCATGGCAATTTAAGGGTGAGCTGAATCATCGCAGCCCCCCCCCCCAATCAGGCGGCAAAGGGCGACCAGCGCCCGATCCTCAGCCGCCGTGGCGATGCGCTCCCAGCCCTTTGTGGCCCCCATTGGTAGGGTGATGCGGCCCTTATCCTTCTTCACCCTCGTCAGCACCGCATAGCTAGCGTGCTTCGATTCTTCGGTGGCCGCCACTCGCCACAGCACCTCACTCGGACTTGCCCAAAACTCGCCCACTTTGAATTGATCCATCATTTCCCCTTACGTTGGACGGATAAGGCCGAGCCGGAACAGCTCGCCGATGGTTGATCTATGTGCTGACTCCCATTCATCACGACGCTCGCCCTTTGTCATGCCGGCGCCGCTGTCAATGTCGGTGTGGCAAAGTGGGCACAGGGCGGCAACGCGCCACGGGTAGGCTTTGAGCCCCATACCTTTGCCATCTCTTTGCTGATTGCTGTGCGCGACCTGCACACCATGGCGGCCACAGCGTTGGCACGGCAGGCTGGCAACGTGGCCCCACAGGCGGGATTGATCGGCTTGGGTTGGCATCTGGTGCTTCATTTTTTGGGCCCCCCAAACAGCTGCAAGGCCCACCAACGCCTTGACGCTTCGGCCTTTTGTTTCCGCTGCGCCCATGACTCATACGCCTTCCCTGCGCTTTGGCCGTACCCTGCAATGCCGGCCCCGAAGCACTCAAACCAGCCGCCGCTCCACGAAACCGTGGGCCTGATGTGAGGTTTGCTCATGCTGTCGCCCTCCGCCATGCGTCGATTTCCTTCTTGACCTTCTCAGCGCGCCTTGCCGATTCACCGGCCCAGTCGCGGTATGCCCGCGGGCCACTTTGGCCGACACCGACAACGCCCATTGCTCGGCACTCGTACCAGCCTGACCCCCATGCGGGGATTGGTTTGATGTGGGGCTTCATGCGTGCTCCGCATAGCGCCACTTAAGGCCTTTGTGGGTGCCCTGCCTTCCTTGGCAGCAGTTGCTAATGCCTGGTCTGCTGAAGCCACCCGCAAGGAATGCCGCCATCCCGCTCTCGAACCGCTGCACCACTGCGCCTGTTTTGGGGCACACCGACTCAACGGCCTTTTTTGTGTGCGCGCTCTTAAGTACACGGTAAGCGTGGGCGGTGTTTTCGGACACAGAAACCCATTCCAGGTTGGAGTGGCGGTTGTCTCTTTTGTCCCCGTTCTTGTGGTTGACGACCATTCCGGGGGCGAAGTTTGGGCAGAACGCAAGGGCTATAAGCCGGTGCATTGCAACCTTCTGCCGCCCTGCAAGGCAGGCCTGCACATATCCGGTTTGATGCAGAACGTGCCCTGCGTGCTTCCGCCCGGTGGATTCGTTTCTGACCGCGCCGTCCGACGACGCGGAGTAACCAGGGAACCCGGGTATAGGCCTCCATTTTTCAAGCGCATTAGGCTGTTTCATGGTTGACCTCCAGGATGACGCCGCGATCTGCGGCCGTTGCGTGCAAAAAATCCAGCCACTCGCTGAACTCCCTTCTTGACATCTGTGATGTGCGTTTCCCCAGCATCACCAAGCCACCATTCAGCCCGGCCGCCACCCGCACGTTCTCCTGGTGAAATGCGGCCGAGAAGATGTCCTTGAACTCTTCCGGCGAGAGTTGCGACATGACGCCGTTGACCGGCCATGGCAGCTGGTCTGCGAATGACTGCAGGATTGGCCACTGGGCCGCGTTCTGGTCCAGCGTCCTGGTGGCGGGCTTGATAACGACATCAAAAGCCCTCTCGCTGAGCAAGTGAGGCTTGAGCTGGACATAGGCTGAGTCAAGCCACGCTTTTGCTTGCTGGGCTGAAATAAGTCGGGCGCGTAGCGGTGTCATGATTGAGCCCCCCTCCAAAATGTTCCCCTGGCGCTATCCCGCAGAGGCCAAATTGCCAACAGCTCAACGTACAGCCCGAGCTGTGACAGGCCGAGCATTGCCAGTGCCTCGCTGTCCGCGCAGACCTCTGGGTGTTGCACTGAGCCGTCAGCGGCCACCATGGTTGCGGCGTACCTCATGCCCTACCCCCCAGGTCGAAGATCCAGCGTGTCGCAGACGCCATTGCTGGCGGCACAGCCCACTTTCCTTGGGGGATTGTGTTGTGCACGAACGGGGATTGGTCGGGCCCGTCGTCTCGGCAACCCCTGGGCGCCGGTGCGGCCTTGGGCTTTTTGACTTTTGGCCTCTTTGCGCGGCCGGGTTTTTTGGGCGGTGCGCCGGTTAGGGTGGTTGGCGTTGAGTGGTAAACGCGGGATCTGTAGCCCCCCGACTCAGTGAGAAATCCTGCAGCAAGCATGCGTTTCAGGGCGTTGTAGACGCTGGCATGCGCGTACCCGTGGATTTTTGCATTGCGCATGACCTGCGGCATTGACAGGGGCCTACCTCGGCTTTTGGTGAACATTTCAGCCATCATTTCTCTGAAAATCATCATCGATCCTTTCGGTGGTTTCGGTTAAGTCGCCTGTCATCCTCAGCGCCCAGTTAACTTGGGTCGGTGTTTCGTTGTGTCCTGCCTTGAGTCGATCAAGGATTCGATGCGCCTTTGCCACGTCCCGCATTTCGGCGTCTTTTGTTGCTCCGGCGTGTCTGCGAAAGAGGGTCATGGTTTTTAGGCTCTTGGCTCGTTTTGTTTGTGCTCAGGCTACCCTAGTAGCTTGCGTTGTCTGTTGACGCATTGGCGGGGTGTCTAGTCGCGTCCTTGGGGCATTGTGTTCGCTAGGGCAGCCCTCCGCATATCGCGCTGGGCTTGTGTCAGCTTGTCGCCCTCTTCCTCGCGCTGCTTGAGCCGGTAGGCCCATGCTTTGGGGCTGGACTCTTGGACTTTGCGCATCTTCGCCATCTGCGCGGCTACGCGCTGGGGGTCTGCCTTGGCATCATGCGCAATCTGCCCTTGCCGGGGCATTGGTGGCGCTTGCCAGCACAGCGCCTTGAACTCTGGGAGGTTTGGCACCTTTGCCGGGAGATGGTCAAGCGCATAGCGGATAGTGTGCGGCGCTGCGATTGCTGGGGCGAGATCGCGTTTCCACCAGGCCTTGAGGTTGGCATAAAACTTTGCTGGGTCTTCGCCAGGTGGGCACTCGTATTGCCGGTCAAATGCTACGCCGTAGGTGGCGCGTAGGGCCATGAAAATGGTGTCGACCCACTCATCGGGCAATTTTTGCATCATCGTGCTCCAGTGTCATGACGTAAGGGGGGGGGCATTGTGGGTCTTGCGGACGGTATGTGCCGGTGAGGATCGCGGCGCCAATGAGCTGGTTTTCGCGGCGCTCTGCGTAGCTTCCTGGTGCAGGCCTCTGAGCTGGCGCGTGCTGGCCGCCTTTGGGCGGATAAAAGCCCTGGTGGTTCTGCCCAACGGTCCAGTCCATGGCCTGCTCAAGCGACATCCCAGCGTGTCGGGCAGATTCGCGCAGCTTGTCGATGACCCGGGCCGTGATGCTGGCCTTTGCTTTGCGTCGATGTGCCGTCCAGTCTTCCCACGCCTCTTCGCAAACGTCGTCGGGCCGGTTAACCCCGCACGGCGTAGCCGGGCTTTTCTTTAGGGCCGCAGGCCCTTTCTTTTTAAGTTCTTTTGTATTTACTTCTGCTTCTGCTTCTGCTTCTGCTTCTGCTTCTGCTTGGGTATACATCGATCTACTTAGATCTACATTTTCTACATCCTTTGGCTTTTCGTTTCTTTCCTTTGCCCGTTTGGCGTTGATGTAGTTCCGCTTTGACTCAAGGATGCTTTCCTCGTCGCGCATCGAGCGGTACTTGTCGTAATTCAGCAGCTGCCATCCGCCATCAATCTCCTTGATTCGCCTCCCCTCATGGTCCTTGGTGCGGCTGTATGCGTCGGGCAAGAGAAAGGTGTTCAAGCCGATTTCGCAGGCCTCGACAGATATGCGGGCACGGTGCGCAAGGCCAGGCAAGCTACCCTCAACGCGGCCCCTTCGGTCGGCCATGGCAAGCATGGTCAACCAGAGTAGGCGCGTCTGGTCAGGCTCAAGCCAAATGGTGCTCTCGGTGATGCTGGCAAACAATTTCGTAAACGACTTGCTCATTTGGAGTCTCGCTGTTGTGGTGCGTCAGTCTACTGTAGATATTTGTGTCTACTGTAGACATTTGTAGGCTACTGTTTCCGGGGCATCTTTTTTGCCCCAAACAGATCCGGTCGCAAGTCTTTGCACTTGATCTTTGTCAGCTGCTCAATCGCGGGACAGCGGTCAGGCGGAATCTTTTTTGTGCCGTTGCTCCAGTGGGTGATAGTGCTTCGGTTGACACCGAGAGCACGAGCCAGAATCGCCTTGCGTCCGTGTACGGTGCAGGCCCAAACAGCGAAGGGGGTTTGTGTGTTCATGTGGCGATTGTTGCCCATGCAACCCGCTTTGTCAACATGCTAAGTGTTTACCACTAGCGTGACAAGAATCACGCTTTTTCCCATTGACAGGCCGCAGCGACTGGTAAACAATCCATCCCATCGACACACCAACCGGGTATTGAAATGCGCACCGAAATGATCGACTGCAACACCCGCAAGCAAGCTGTGAAACAAGCCCCCTGGGCCGCCGTGATCGTCAAGGTCTGTGGCGGTTACAAAGCGTTCGAGAGCGCTTCTGACGCCGCAATTTTCCGCAACCAAAAGTAACCAAAAGTAACCAGAGAAAAAACCATGAACACCACGATGACAGATGCAGCACAAGACGCCTACGAAAACGAGATGACTGAGGGCGAACAGCGCCAACTTGAAGCCCTCAGCCGGGCGGAGGCGATGCGCAAAGACTTCGGCGCCGATGACTTGATGCTTGAGTTTGCAGATTGCGCGGAGGATGTGAATGCAGCAATGGCCCTGCATGACGCTGGGACGCTCTCGCTTTTGCGCCTCGGGCAAATCCTACTCAACATCCGCAACGCAGCGCTGCAACGCCAGTGCGGTGTTTTCGCGGCCCCCGATGCGCAAGTCGCCATCAGTATGGCAATGCGCGGGGAGGTTGTATGACCGCCGCCCGCATTGATTTTATCTTGCAGCGCAACGGTATCCACGTTGTCGCTTTTGGCCCCGAGCGCTGCGCCTTTCGCCTGATTGCAGTCTGGCCCGCAAAGGTGACACCCTTAATCGTGGCTTCGGAGGCTCAATCATGAGCGCCCGCGTACCACACCCCCAGGCGCATGTGCTGCGCTGGATTGCGGATGGCTTGGATGTGCAGGCCCGCTGCGACTTTGGCAAAGGCATCGTCACGGATTGGAAATCAACCCCTCCCGATGACCTGCTGGCATACATCCGTTCGACGCGCTCTCTTTGGGAGTTTTGTCTTGCGCCACCCGCCGCGGCACAAATTGTTTTTCTGCCTACCCCAACCGATTTCCTTGGAGACCACTTATGAAAACCATCCTCAAAGTCATCGCAGGCGGCATCGTATGGGCTACCGTGCTGTCGCTGTCGTCTATTCAATCTTGCAAAGCTGATGAGCTGTGGGTCAACACCGGAGGATTTTCAAAGCATTTTGAAGACAACGGTAGAAACGAAGTCAACTTTGGCCTAGGTGCAGAGTATCGGTTTCGTGACGATGTGAGCGTCATGGCCGGGTTTCACAAAAACAGTTTGGACCTGCGTACACGCTATGCTGCTATGGTCTATCAACCATGGTCGATAGGAAATGTAAAGATAGGCGTCAGTATGGGCTATATGGATGGATACCCACTCAAGAGTCAAGGTAAGGGGTTCTTCGCAGTGCTGCCCATGGCTACATACGAGGGTGATCGATTTGGTGTGAACCTGGGTGTTATTCCAAATATTCCGTCACAGCACGTCGAAGGAGCTGTGGCCCTTCAATTTAAATTCAAGGTATTTTAATCTGTCATTACCAAAGTAACCAAAGGAACATCATGAAACACAGATACTCACAGGGACCATGGTCAGTTAGCGAAGACTATGCTTTTGTTTTCATCAGGGATGCAAATCGAGATATTGTCGGCTACATCACTCGTGGTCCGCACTCAATAAAGGAGTCAGGGCAAGATATGTGGGACGCACACCTGATGGCCGCCGCGCCTGAGCTTTTGGCCGCCCTGCTGTTTGTGATGAGCGCTCAGGGTGAGGAGCTCGATTTAGCATATCAGCAAGCCGGTGACGCAATTCAAAAAGCACTGCAGGGAAAATCATGATTTACACCACACTAAATAAAATCCGCTCCTTCGGCCCCTGCGGTCTCAGGCCCGATACCAACGGCACAAAAACGGGCCTGTGCAAACTGCTGGCGCACCTTGGTAAAGGGACGACAGACGATGAGCCGCTAGCGCTGTCGGTGATTCTTGAGTCTAACGGCCTTGATGATGCTTTGTGGTGCCTGCGCAGCGTGCCCGAAGAGAGCAAGCGCTGGCGTCTTCTTGCGGTGAAATTCGCCCGCACTGTGCAGCACTTGATGACTGATCCGCGAAGCCTTGCTGCGCTTGATGTGGCGGAGCGCCACGCAAGAGGGATAGCCACTGATAGCGAGCTGAGCGCAGCCGGGGACGCAGCCTGGGCCGCAGCCTGTGACGCAGCCAGGGGCGCAGCCGGGGACGCAGCCAGGGACGCAGCCAGGGACGCAGCCTGGGCCGCAGCCGGGGACGCAGCCAGGGGCGCAGCCTGGGCCGCAGCCTGTGACGCAGCCAGGGACGCAGCCTGGGCCGCAGCCAGGGGCGCAGCCGGGGACGCAGCCAGGGACGCAGCCTGGGACGCAGCCAGGGGCGCAGCCGGGGACGCAGCCTGGGCCGCAGCCTGGGACGCAGCCAGGGGCGCAGCCAGGGACGCAATGTCGCAAATGTTCTTGGAATGCCTGAGGGGTGACGCATGAGCACATGCCCCCACAAATTCAATTGCGCCGACCCCCGCACATGCCCTTGCACGCCTGACGTGCCGCCAGAAATGGTGCGGGCCGCCAAACCCGAGTGGCTCGATACAGAGCCCGATCTGGCTACGAGGGTCATTGCGGAAAGCGAAAAGGGCGCGTTTGATGCGACGCAATTTTTGAGCACCCGGGAAATGGATGAGCTGGAAGGGCGGGCGCCGTCAGTTGAGGAAAAGGCCGCCCTGGCCCTTCTGGTTTTCCTGCTGGTTTTTATTGTGACAATGATCATCAGAATCTGGATAGGTGAGTCATGAACCGCAGCGAATTCATTGGTGGCAGTGATGCCGCGGCAGTGCTGGGGGTGAGCCCGTACCGCACCCCGGTTGAGCTTTGGATGGAAAAAACCGGGCAGCGCAAAGAGGTCATCAGTGCCGAGCAACAACGCCGGTTTGACCGGGGGCACAAGCTTGAGCCATTTATTCGTGACATGGTCATTGACAAGCTGCAGGACGAGGGGCACGCTGTGGAGCTGCTGGCGATCAACCAGCGCTACACCGACCCGGAACACCCGTTCTTGGCGTGTGAAATTGACTTTGAACTGATGCTCAACGGCGAGCACATCAACTGCGACGCAAAAAGCGTGACCGGCTTCGCACGCAAGAAGTGGGGGGAGGTCGATACGGAGGATGTGCCAATCGAGTATGCCGCCCAGTTCATGCACGGGCTCATGGTCACAGGCCGCCGCACGTGTCTGGTGGCCGCCCTGCGCAGCTTCGACGATGTGGATATCTACTGGACGCGCCGCGACGATGAGACGATTGCGGCCATGCGCCCCAAGCTGGTTTCGTTCTGGCTCGACCATGTTTTACCAAAAGTTGCCCCCGATCCTATGGTTTTTACTGACATCACCGCTCTGTTTTCCAGTGATAATGGCGCTACAGTCGAGGCAACACAAGACATTGCGGATAAGGTCTCTCAGTTCCGCGAAGTCAAGGCACGAATCAAAGACCTTGAGGAGGTCGAAGAGGCTTTGAAGTTTGAGATAGCGGAGTTCATCAGCCCACACGCACGCTTGACGCATGGTGGCATTGACATCGCGACATGGAAGGGGCAGAGCCTGCGCAGGCTGGACGAAAAAGCGCTCAAAGAGGCCCACCCAGAAATAGTCACGCAGTACACCCGCAATTCAACAATCCGCGTTCTACGCACACCGAAGGGAAAACAGTCATCATGAGTTCAGCCGCACTGAAAGCCGCTGCCACTGGCAAGCAAATCGCCGAAGCACCGCCGAAAGACTTGGCCCACCTGCTGGCATCGCCTGGGGTACAGGCGCAGCTGAAGGCGGCTCTCCCGCGCCACATGACCGCCGAGCGTATGGCGCGCATCGCCACCACCGAAATGCGCAAAGTCCCCAAGCTGGGCCAGTGCAATCCAATGTCGTTTTTGGGTGCCGTCATCCAGTGCGCACAGCTTGGCCTTGAGCCAGGTGGTGCACTCGGGCACGCTTACATCCTGCCGTTCGACAAGCGCGAGAAAGTCAATGGTCAGTGGCAGACGGTTTCCGTTGAGGCCCAAGTCATCATCGGCTATCGCGGCATGATCGACCTGGCGCGCCGGTCGGGGCAGATTGTCAGCATTGATGCGCGGGCAGTCTATGAGGGTGACAAGTTTGAATGCGTGCTGGGCTTGGATGCCCGCCTGAACCATGAACCGGACTGGCAAAACAGCAATCGGGCCGACCCGAGCAAGCTGCGGTTTGTGTACGCCGTGGCAAAGCTCAAAGACGGCGGCCTGCAGTTCGACGTTATGAGCCGCGCCGAAGTGGAGGGCATCCGGGCGCGCAGCAAGAGCGGCAACAATGGCCCCTGGGTGACGGACTTCGCCGCAATGGCCATCAAAACCGTGGTGCGCCGCCTCTTCAAATTCCTGCCAGTGAGCATTGAAATGCAGACCGCTGTTGGCTTGGATGAGATGGCCGAGCACGGGATTATTCAGCAAAACTCGGCTGTGATCGATGGCGAATATGCCGCTCATGATTGCGACTCCGAACAGCTTGACAACAGCATGCCAAACATCGAACAAGTTATTTTTGAAATAGAAAACGCCCCGGATCGTGATTCCGCTTTTGTTATCTACAAAGAGGCATCGAAGGTGTTTTCTGGCAATTCCGCTGCCGACCTGGACAAGGCGTTTAACGTGGCATGGAGCCACGGCAAGGATGGTGCACCATGAAACGACTCTATCTTTCCGGGCCAATGCCGGATCTGCCTGCCCGTGGAAGCTGCTTGGGACCGAAAGCAAGCTGCGCTCGACGATCAAGGCAAATTTACTTTCAATCACCCAAAGGAAAACCATGAACATCGACGATCTGACAATTTCACAAGCCAAAGAATTGAGCCGGATGTTTGGCGGGCAATCTACCGAGAAACCACATCCGTTTGTCGGTGAGTATGTGATTTTGCGCTGCTGCTCGGCTGGGGTGCATGCTGGCATTTTGGTATCTCAGCAAGGCAACGAAGCAATTTTGTCTGATGCTCGCAGATTGTGGAGCTGGAAAGCAAAAGCCGGCATCGCATTGTCTGGACTTTCGCAGCACGGGCTTGATTCTGGCAAGGTTGACACAAGGGTGCCCAGGATAGCGCTGACCGGTGTCATCGAAACAATCCCATGCTCGATGCTCGCCCGGGAGAGTATTGATGGCTCAAAATGATCTGATCGGGTCCGGGTACGGGTACGGGTACGGGTCCGGGTACGGGTCCGGGTACGGGTCCGGGTACGGGTCCGGGTACGGGTACGGGGACGGGTCCGGGTCCGGGTA